CGGATATCGTCTTTAACACTGAGAAGTTCCTGCAACTGGTTCTCATGGATAAGGACATTGCTGCTGGTTGGTACATGACTGAAGACGGTCGTACTACCTCTGTGGCACACTGGTTGGATGAAGGTGACTTCCGTAACAACGGTGGCGTCATGAACCATGAGACTGGCGAAACCATGTCCAAGCGTAAGAAGCCCTTCACGGTTGACTACACAGGTTTCGGATGGGTGCTCATCAAGCACGGCGTCTTTGAGAACAAAGAGATGAAGTATCCCTGGTTCGCTCCCAAGATGCAAGTCTTTGAGTCTGGCGATGTTCAGGACATGTGCGGAGAGGATGTGAGTTTCTGTCTCGATGCTATCGAAGCAGGATATGAGATTTGGTGTGATCCCCGTATCAGGGTTGGTCACGAAAAGACTCGGGTTATCTGATATAATAATGACAGTCTACACGATCTATATCAACGGTACTGAGAAGTACACCGATGTAAGTGAAGACGAATTCTTTGACATTATGCAGGAACTCGCGTATGATCATTATGAAACGGGGGTTCCTGCCCTTAACGATATCTCTTATAGGATGAAAGAACATGGCAAGACTGAAGCAATCTCTGACGAATAAAGTCATCATTGAGTCCAAACCCAAAAAGACTCGTCAGGGTAAATCTAAGAATACAAAATTGAGCGCGTCGGCGCGTAACTCGGCTAAGAAGCGTTATCGTGGTCAAGGTAAGTGAGACCTGAAACTCGCAAAGCAATGGAAATGCTCTTCACTGCTAAATGGAATCTTCCCAAAGCAGCAGAGTATTGTAACCTAAGTAATAAGGAAATGAAGATTACCTTCAACGAGTATTGTAATTTTCATCCCCCAACCTACAATCAAGACAATGAGTCAACTAATCATCAATCTTCCGCCGCAGAAAGTCTGGGTTCGTAAAGAATACCTTAGAGACTTCCAAGATGGGTTTGGTGAATTCGTAGAGGGCGTCTGGGTATCGGTTAAGTCGATCCCTGGACGCGCTTTTTATTTTGAGACATACTTACCGAAGTATGCTGCAATGTACGATAAACTTCCGATCTCTGCGTTCTTGTCACGCCCTGAAACGCCTAACCCTGATCTTGACCTACCCAACCTTCAGTTTTGGAACTGTATGGACTATGGCGTCAGATGCCTTGAGAAGTCCTTTATCACTTCAATGGACTTCGAGGTATGCACACGCAATTTCGGGTCCCTTAGAGGGGCATACAAGTTCACATTAGACAACTTTCATCCTGACGGAGATACTACAAATACAAATGTAAGCGAAATTCCTGACGAACACAAGTCACATAATTGCATTGAACTGGAAAATGGGCAGTTTTGTCTCTATCCAAACAATAGAACAAGGATCTTTGACCTCTCTATTACCCCCGAAACGCCGCTCGTCCCTGATTTTAAGGTGAGTACACACTATTTCCAAGTTGAAAATGGTGTCAGATGGGGTAGACTAGGTGATAATGACGAATATTTCTGGAAAACAGAGGAAGAAATCCAACAAGATTACCTAAATTCCATGTATCCAGACATTCCAGACGACTTTACTCAATCACTTGTAAGGGTTGCATGCCCTAATTGCGGTCAATATGAGTGCGATCCTCGCTGTATTCACGCAGACTAAATAATTTTAGGGATAGCAACCCCTTTAAAAGTTCTGGAAACGAACTTTTGGAGGGCAAAATGTCCAATCATCCTGTTCCCGATCATAATCGTGACATGATGCGGGAAGATTTCGGTACGGAATTTTTAATTACAGACCCAAAATCCGATAAAATCTTGAGAGAAGTAGTCGGTGACCATAAACATGACCTGAAAAGGCAAACTTTACTCCATGAATCAATCCGAAATGATGAGGATTATGATGATTGGGAATATGGTACTGAACCAAGTTACGGTAAAGACTATAAATAATCTCGATATATAGTGTCATTTCATGCCTGAGACTAACTCACGGGCTTTTAAAGACATTGATTTGTCCTTTAAAGCGCATCCTGTCACAGGAGATCTGCCAGTTCTCAAAAATGAGAAGGCGATCAAGCGTGCTGTTAGAAATTTAGTGCAAACAATCGTAGGAGAACGACCATTTGCGTCCAACATTGGGACGGATGTGACTCGTTCTCTTTTCGATTTTGTTGATTTTGCCTCTGCTGGCGTGATTTCTCAGCAAATTCTTGATGTTTTAGCTGGTTTTGAGGGTAGGATAGCAAACACTCGTGTTCAAGTCAACCCAAGTCCAGACGATAACTCATTCGAAGTCAGTATTAGTTACGATATTGTTGGCGAAAATTTCGATAGTCAGCAATTCGAGTTTATTTTAGAGTCAACTAGGTAAAAAAATGCCATCTTTCAAGTATACTAACCTAGATTTCGACCAAATTAAGCAGTCGATCAAAGATTACCTAAGAGCAAACTCAGATTTTTCTGATTTTGACTTTGAAGGATCGAACATGTCAATCCTTCTGGACGCTTTAGCATATAATACTTACATTACTGCCTTCAATAGCAACATGGTTGCCAACGAATCCTTCTTGGATTCCGCAACTTTGAGAGAAAATGTAGTATCTCTGGCACGAAACATTGGTTATGTCCCCAGATCGCGGAAAGCAGCGGAAGCGATCGTTGATTTTGACTTTAAATTCCAAGGAGATTCCACCACAGTAACTTTGAAGGCTGGATTAGTCGCTGTTGGAACTGTAAATAATACAAGTTATGTATTTTCGATCCCAGAAGACATAGTTACAACGAGTCCATTAAACCCTGGAGAGGTTGCTGGACAGAATCCTAAAAGAACTGCAACATTTTCTGGAATAACTGTCTATCAAGGAACATATTTGACTAAACAGTGGGTTGTAAATGGCAGCACTGACCAAAGATTTTTAATTGAAAACTCTTTTGTTGATATTGATACCCTTAGAGTTACTGTTAGGAAGTCTGGTGCGTCTGCAGGACTTTCTTTTGCTAAGGTAGACAACATTATTAATGTGACAGGCACCTCAAATGTCTACCTTATCCAAGAAGCAGTAAATGAAACTTATGAATTGCTGTTTGGAGACGGACTTTTTGGTACAAAACTAGAAGTTGGTGACACAATTAGTATTTCTTACATTATAACAGACGGTAAGGATGGTAATGAAGGTAAAAACTTTGCATTTTCTGGAAATATCTTAAATGATTCGGGTACACCCATCTCCCCTTACGAATTAACCACCGTTACGACCTCTCAGAGCGCCCGTAACGGGTCAGATATCGAGTCTGTTGACTCCGTTAGGTACTTTGCCCCCCGAATGTACTCAGCGCAGAACAGGGCGGTCACACCACGCGATTATGAAGCGATCGTTCAGTCAATTTATCCCAATACTGAGTCCATTTCTGTCGTTGGTGGTGAAGAATTAGATCCTCCCGAGTTTGGAACTGTTGTTTTAAGCATCAAGCCGAGAAACGGGACATTTTTGTCTGACTTTACCAAGCAGAACATCCTCACTAAACTTAAGAGTTACTCTATTGCTGGTATTAACCAAAGAATTGAGGATCTGAAGATTTTGTATGTAGAGTTGGTCACTTCAGTTTACTACAATAACAGCATTTTTGACGATCCTAACGAATTAAAATCGCAAGTTATTCAAGCATTGACAGAATATGGCGGATCGACCAATTTAAATAAATTTGGCGGCAGATTTAAGTATTCTGAGTCTCAAAGAATCGTAGATCGTGCAAATACTTCGATCACATCGAACATTATGCGCGTTCAGATGCGTAGAGACCTAAAGTGTCTGATTAATCAAGTGGCACAGTACGAATTGTGCTTTGGTAACCAGTTCCACATTCTAGAAGGTGGCGGAACTGTCAAATCCACTGGATTTACTATTCAGGGAAGCGATGAAATTGTTTATTTGACGGATATTCCTAGAGATGATGGTTTATTTGGTGATATTGCTATCTTTAAACCAGCAATTGTAGAAGGTGGTGACTCGGAGGTTGTAATTAAGTCAGCAGGAACAGTAGATTACACTAAAGGCGAAATTCTCATCAATGCAGTTCAAATTACATCTACTGTTAAAGGTAATGACACCGTTGAGGTTCAAGTATTCCCAGAATCCAATGATGTTGTTGGACTCAAAGATCTTTACTTGAGTCTAGACCTCTCAAACTCTCAGATAAATATCGTGAGAGATACGATTTCCTCTGGTCAGCAAATTTCTGGCATTGGATATCAAGTCACTTCTAGCTACTCCAAAGGATCGCTAATTAGACAGTAGGATGATCGAGACAAATTCGCCTTTAAGTCCCAGAATCAAGACTTATCAAGTAGTCAGTGAAACTGTACCTGAATTTGCAGTTTCAGAGAATCCTGCGTTTCTTGAGTTCTTAAAACAATACTACATCTCTCAGGATTATCAAGGTGGACCCTCTGATATCGCTGAGAATATCGATGCGTACATAAAATTAGATAATTTAACCACGGATGTAATCAGAGGCACTACATCTTTGACTGCAGACATTTCTAGTTCTGCAGACACGATTAATGTCACAAATACTGATGGATATCCTGCTCGTTTTGGTCTTTTAAAAATTGACCAAGAGATTATTACATATACCGAAAAAAATAGTACATCTTTCATTGGATGTACTAGAGGATTTAGTGGAATTGACAAATATTCGGAAACTTCAGTAACTTGGAAGCAAACCCAAGCAGCTGCACATTCTTCTGGGGCAACTGTAACAAATGTAAGTGCTCTTTTCTTACAAGAGTTTTACAAAAA